GTCCTGCACGAACGTCAGCGTCTGCCCGTTCCATACCGGCATACAGCGCATCGCCGAGCAGAAATCACTGAGAACATCCCACGCCTTACGCTGTGTGGTCAGCCAGGCATTACAGGTGATGCGCGGCTCCGTGCCACCAAAACCATCCGGCACCGACTGGTCGCAATTCTGGCCGATGACATACAGCGCCCATTTGTCCACATCCGCCGCACCAAGACGTTTCCCCATGCCGTAGCGCGGATGGGTCAGCATATCCCACAGACACCAGGCCATGTTGTTGCTGTATGCCGGTTTTAACGTTCCGTCCCAGATACCGCTGTATTGTCGCGTCTGCGGGTTATAGTTCGACGGCACCTGCAGAATGCGCCCGCGCAGATGATAATTACGACTCACCTGCTGACTGCCGAACTGCTCCGAGTCCACCTGCACACCGACCAGTGCCGTGTTCGGGTAGCACTGTTTCATATCGATGATTTCGGTGTATGACGACCAGAGCGTTTTGTTCTGCAGCTGGTCTGTGGTGCTGTCCGGTGTCATCCTGCGCATCCGGATATTGAACGGGCGCGGAGGCAGGTTATCCACCACCACCGAGGCCAGATACTGCGAGGTGGTTTTGCCCTTAATGGTGATGTCTTTTTCCGTCACCCAGCCACCGTTACGCTGTATCTGAACCAGCAGGCGAACTTCCGACGGATTCCGGTCACCCTTTGAAGTGGTTTCCACCAGTGCCTGCACACCGAAGGTAAAACGCAGACGGTCGATGTTTGCCGACGTGATGGTGCGGGTGATCGGCGTGTCGTATTTCACTTCCGTACCCAGCACCGTCTCGGAGCCGGAGGATTCAAACCCCTCCGGCGGAGTCTGCTCCTGCTCACCTGCCCGGAACACCACCGTGACACCGGAGATATTGGTATTCCCCTCAGTGTCCAGCACCGGCGTACTGTTCAGTAGCACGCTTTTTAACCCATCCACCGGACCTTCAATCGGCCCTTCGCTGATGGCATCGATCACACTCAGTAACTGCGTGGATTTCAGGTTGTCCTTCGCTTCGCGCGGGGTATGCCCCTTACTGCTGCCTTTATACGTTTTACCGAGCATGATGTCTTTTCCTGTATGCCCGTGACATACAGTCCATACACCAACAATATCTTTGTATGGTATGTAGCTGACACCTTCCAGGCCATCGTCACCACTCGGACCAGTGATGAGCACAGACGCTATGGCAACAGCCCCACCACCAATAGCAGCAGCAATAGCCTTGCGTAATGATGGCGACATTATTCACCTCTCGCAGCCTTACGCTTATCTTCTTTAATCTTGAAATAAAGGTTTGTCAGATACGTCAGCAAGCCAAATACCAGACTACCCAGCACACCTATTGCCGCCCACTGTGAGGGCGTGACTTTATCGAGCAACTGTAAAAACCAGTACCCGGCACTACCTGCTGAGGTGCCATAGGCGACACCCGTTGTTAACTTATCCATGGATTTCATAACCCCACCTCGCAGACAAAGCGGGTGTAAATTAAGGGGATACTACGTATCGCAATAAAGGCAGAAACGTAACAGATTCGGAGTCAGTGAATAACTCAGGTATTGGGTTATCAGCTAATATCGAGACTCAAAAAATGGAAAAACCCGCTCGACGGCGGGTTTAAGCTGTGTGACGAAGTAACCACTCTTAACAGCATAACCAATTTTTTACGTACGTAAACTACTAAATGATATTTGTGAGAATGCCACCGAGTGTTCAAAACACCACCACAAATACATAAGAAAACTTCAACAAATAACCAATGAATAATTTCCGATGTTATTTTTAGTTTGTTTAAATTAAGTTAAAGAATTATAGAGCGCTTATAAATAAGTGCCATTAATATAAATTAGCTAATAGATTTATTTTCGTTCAAACAAGAGCCATGAATAGGATTAGATAGAAAAGGTTCAGATAAAAATAGAGATCTACTTCACAAATTAAATGAGAAACTAAAACTTACATCTTGAAATAATCGCATTGATTAGATGAATATTTATCGCGCAGTGACATCATTTTTTAATAATAGTTCAAAAAAAAGGGCGTACAATGAAAAAATTAACAGTGGCAATTTCTGCTGTAGCTGCATCAGTACTGATGGCGATGTCTGCTCAGGCAGCTGAAATTTATAATAAAGACAGTAACAAGCTGGATCTATACGGGAAAGTTAATGCCAAGCACTACTTCTCCTCTAATGATGCAGATGATGGTGATACTACTTATGCCCGTCTTGGCTTCAAAGGTGAAACCCAAATCAACGATCAACTGACTGGTTTCGGTCAGTGGGAATATGAATTCAAAGGCAACCGTGCTGAATCTCAAGGTTCTTCCAAAGACAAAACCCGTCTTGCATTTGCAGGCCTGAAATTTGGTGATTACGGCTCAATCGATTACGGCCGTAACTACGGTGTAGCATACGACATCGGTGCGTGGACTGACGTCCTGCCAGAATTCGGTGGTGATACCTGGACCCAAACAGATGTGTTCATGACTGGTCGCACTACTGGTGTTGCAACTTATCGTAACAACGACTTCTTTGGTCTGGTCGATGGCCTGAACTTTGCTGCTCAGTATCAGGGTAAAAATGACCGCACTGACGTAACTGAAGCCAATGGTGATGGTTTCGGTTTCTCCACTACTTATGAGTATGAAGGATTCGGCGTGGGTGCAACCTATGCTAAATCAGATCGCACTGACGGTCAGGTCGCCTATGGTAAGAGCAAATTCAATGCCTCCGGCAAAAATGCGGAAGTATGGGCTGCAGGCCTGAAATATGATGCGAACAATATCTATCTGGCTACCACATATTCTGAAACTCAGAATATGACCGTTTTTGGTAATAACCATATTGCAAACAAAGCACAAAACTTTGAAGCAGTAGCACAATATCAGTTTGACTTCGGTCTGCGACCATCTGTTGCTTACCTTCAGTCAAAAGGTAAAGACCTTGGTGTTCATGGTGACCGAGACTTAGTCAAGTATGTCGATGTCGGTGCTACTTACTACTTTAATAAAAACATGTCCACTTTTGTTGATTACAAAATCAACTTAATTGACGATAGTAAGTTTACCAAAACAGCTGGTATTGATACCGACGACATCGTCGCTGTAGGTCTGGTTTATCAGTTCTAATCTGACTTACGAAAAAGATATGTTGCGGGAGGCTTTGCCTCCGCAACATATAAGTGGAGCCCTCAAGCCACTTCCTTTAGAAGCACTACCTTGCTTCTTACTATATAAACCTTCTGTTATATATTACCCTTTATTTTGGGGGCGTTTCCACGCCCCATTTTTAATAACTTTTAGTAAACAATTGCATATCAATTAGAATTATTAGCAACGATATCCATATCTAACCGGATATCTAATGCCATTAACATCCCTTCAATTATGCCCTCAGCCTTCTGTAACCTTTTCCCGATATAACCATCCGAGCAGCAATGCTTACTTGCCAGTGACATGAATGTCATACCACATACATAATAATCTACTAATAAATCGTGTAAATCGCTGTTGTTCTTTTTCAGACGGGCCATGCACCCGCAAATGATCATCGCGTCATCGTCACAACATTGCGGGCGAGATTTTACTTTTGAAGGAATTAATCCCTTAAAACCGGCGGCAACGGACGACCAGGTCACATCTTCATGATTATTAGCCGCCCACGCTCCCCAACGCTCAAGAACCATCTGAATATCACGCATCAACTTACTCCACAAAAATCAGACCAGAACGCCAATTACAAGCAAAAATCAACAAAACAGTATTAGTTGATTGTTATCTCTGACTTCATACTCCTGCTCCTGTCAGGGTTTTGGCGTAATTCTTCAGTATTCGGTAATCGGTCAAAACAGAACCAGGAAAACGATATAAGCGCAGGCGCACCCAGCGGCGGCGAAGACGCTCTGCCATATAAGACTCAAACATCATTCATCTCCCAGTTCAGTGATAGTCAGCTCCAGCTTCCCACCTTTGGTAACGGGCATCTTCACAACGCGGTAATCAACGACCTGAGCATCATCCAGCCAGAAACCTGCTTTGGTGAGTGCGTCAAAAGCGGCCTTTTGCAGATTATCAAGGTCACGGCGACGGCGATCCGGCATGTGGCACTCAATGCTGATTTTCACTGGCATAGCCAAGCCGATATCCAGCATTGCGTTTTTAATGATTCGGGCGACGTTATCGCAGTATGCCTGCCCCTCTGCGCTGACGTGCGTGCGCCCACGATTATGGCGGTAATAGCGATTATTGCTCGGAGGCCAGGGTAATGTGATGCTGTAGGTATTCACGCCTCAATAACCCCCTCTTTCAACCAGATAACCTGTGTTCTCGCCATACCTTCCAGCGCGCATTCTTTTGCATATCCAGCGTCAACAAAATGCGTGCGACGGTCGATTTCGTCGTGGCAGGCAGAACATGCAATGGTGGCAATCAGGTCTGGCGGTTTGATACCGGTACCGCACAATCCAGCCAGCCGGATATGTGCCAGTACTGACGTTTCAGGATTGCCATTACATACGCCAGGGATTCTTACCTGGCATTCCCGACCACGCGCTGCTTTTCTTAAATCAGCCATGATTCCTCCTTGCTGCCAGTCGCAACCATTTTTTATCAACCAGGCTGGCGGTATACCCGAGCAGTGTTGGTATTTCGGATGGCTTCAGCTCAGGTTTACGCTTACGACGATTTGGTACTTTGTAGATGTGTCCGTTCATGACACGAATAAGCGGTGTAGCCATTACGCCTCCTGCTTGTCGCGCAGCAGCTGGAACTCGCAGCTCTGCGGAATAGTCAGGTGGCAGCCAATATTCATCGCCCAGGCTTCAACCTTACACAGGAAGACATACATCTCTCCGGTATCAAGATCGGAGGTATGGCGTAACGACTGGATAGTAGTGATTTCGCCGGTTACGACATCAACCAGGTCCTTGGTTTCATAACCGAGGTATGTGTGTTTGAGAGCATCTTTTACCCATGCTGCGGTAGCGAACGATTTCCCCCTGCTGATGAGGTATTCACTGATTTCGCTGTACCACATATGGCTGAGTGCATTCTGGGAAAGACTGCGTTTCTCACGCCACGGTTTAAGCACCATGCGAAAGCATTTTCCGTCCTCCAGATAAGGCTGGATCTGCTGGCCGATAGCGATGAAGTTACCGCGATGCAGTTTGATGCCATCTTGTGGTAGGTTCACGCTTCACCTCCACAGAGGTCAGACGCTGGATGCAAAAAAACGCAGGTGCATTTCTGCATCTGTGAAGGGAGAAGAGAGTTTGGATTGTGTGTGCGCATAAACGTCCCCGTTTAGCGCAGAAGTCACCGGAGTTGTTCAGGCTCCGGTGATACAATTATGGCGAATTGATTATTCATAATCAAACAAGATAAGGTCTCAAACTTCATGCAAGCCAAGATTTATTTCTGACAGAATTATACAAAGAAGCTATTGGTCAGAATCTACTCGGACTGTAAAACATACGCATAACCTTAAGCTCTCACTTTAAGCATTGTTGAAATAATAGCCGTCAAGTACAACCTTAACCACGACTGGGATATTTCCCTGGCTACCACGAGTTGTACGGCTATTAAACTGCCGTTAAATTCAGTAAGAGAATTTCATCCGATAAGTCAAGGCATGTAAAACATGAAAATTAACAAGATATTATCATCTGCAACACTATTGTATGGTATGTCAATGGCCATGTCGGTCGGGAGTTGTGCAACACCTGTCCAGACTAATCTTCCTGGTTACACCCCGGGTGCAGATATCATTAGTGTTTCACCGACCAGAAACCAAGTCGATCTCATTGGTGATGTTGTTTATTCCCAGATAAAAGGAACTCGTTCTGTCAGACAGCTTCACATGTCAGTTCTTGTCCCGCGAACAAATGATTTAAAACCAGCCATTATTTATTATCCCGGCGGCGGATTCATGTCTTCTGAACATGACAAATTTATTGAAATGAGAATGGCTCTGGCAGAAGCTGGTTTTGTTGTGGCCGCTGTAGAATACAGAACAATTCCTGATACATTTCCAGCACCAGTTGAGGATGGAAAAGCTGCAATACGTTACCTGAGAGAGCATGCCAGCAATTATGGGATTGATCCTCAAAGAATCGGAGTTCTGGGTGACTCTGCCGGTGGATGGCTTGCTCAGATGATGGGAACTACAAATGGTGACAAAACCTTTGATAAAGGTGACTTTCTTCAGCAATCCTCAGATGTTCAGGCAGTTGCCACACTTTATGGGATTTCTGACTTGTTGAATATTGGCGAGGGGTTCCCTGAATCAGTGCAGGAGGTTCATCGCTCTCCTGCCGTAACCGAAGCCTTAATGATCAATGGCCCTGCATTCAGAAATTTTGCGGGAGCCCCCATCACAGCGTCAAAAGAAAAAGCGCTAAACGCCAGTCCAATCGGACATATGAAAGGAGTAAAACCCCCATTTCTTATTATGCATGGTAGCAAAGACACTCTGGTTTCACCTGAGCAAAGCGCCAAACTATTCAGGATGTTGAAGAAGAACGGCGATAACGCTGAGTACGTGCTGGTAGAAGGGGCCGAGCATGGCGATAAGACATGGTATCAGCCAATTATTATAAACAGAGTCGTTGAGTGGTTTACTAAAAACCTGGGAGCGCCTATAAAAACAGCTCCCCAACAACAAAACCCAAACGCTAACCTGTAAAAAGAGGGAGGGCTAAGCCCTCCCCATTCAATTTTGTTAACTATCCTTTTCAGGTAGTTTTACAACATAAGTCCTTATTGTTTTCTCATATGTATTTTTGCTATTCGTTATTTTGGCCTTAATCCAGTGATAACCACTTTCATAGGTGCTGAATTCCGAAGCTGCATTACCTGTCCAGTGTAACGTTACTGTAGCAGGCTCCATTTTGACCCGTTGAGAGTCTGGACTATCTTCACTACCAGCAGAAAACTCAACCGTACCAGATAATGGGTTTCCAAAATGATCGACAAATCGAGCATAAATACCTACTGGAGAGCCATCGTTTGTCTCATAACCAGGATCTTTTGTTAGAGTCAATACTCCATTTGCGTCATCAGCGTACAGGGAGAATGATTTCACCGCGCTAACATCACTGCCAAGTTCGTTTAAGGTCGCCGTTAATTTATACGAACCAACCGTTCGACCATGTACGCTTACCGTAGCCTGACCGTTCTCATCAGTCGTTACTGTGGTTTTATCAACCACCAACGCACCATATTTAGACGGCCCAGATGTCTTAACATTCAATGCTCGACCACTTAATGCTTCGCCTGACTTACTTTTCAACAGTAACGTAAATACCAGATTGTTGGTATCGCTCACTACAGCCGAAGATGCAGATGATGTGATCTCCAACACAGCCCCCTTCACATCCGTCACGGCATCAATATTCTGGCTTGCGGTTATGCGTTTCCCATCCAGAACATACTCGGCCTGAATTGTGTACTGGCCTGATTTCGATGCAGTGAACTGCGTTGTTGCCTGTCCATGAGCATCCAGTTGCAGATTACTACTGGTCAATGATGCTCCCGTCGATGGTGTAATCGTTAAATCCACCTCACCTGTAAACGCATTGTTATTCGCATCAACCAACTGAATGTTTACTGTTGCGTTTTCACTGCCATCGGCCACAATCTCCTGTTTTGATACACTCATAGTAAGTTCTGCAGAAGCAACATCGGGCACAAAAGTTAACTTAACGCTGCCAGATTCCACGCTATGGGAACCGTCAGTCACCCGTGCAGTCACCGTGTACTCACCAGCTTTCACCGTTGTAAGCGGAACAGAAACATGCCCTGTTGAATCAGTCACGATATTTGTTGGTACAGATAATCCTTCAGATGAGGTGATGAGCTGAATCTTTTGCCCATTGACCGACGCATTCGTATTTGTCAGCTGCACATCTAATACCGCTGCATCCTTACCATTAGCAGGAATATTGGAAATTAAACTACTGCTTTCAGGCGTCAGTGACAGTGAAGCTCCGGTCATATTTGATGCAAAGGTCACTGTTAACTCAGTAGACATCTGAGAACCAGCATGAGCTGTAATCACGTAAGACCCCGGAGTGGAGCTTATTAACGCAAAAATAGCATTACCATTTTCGTCAGTTGAAACAGCATGTTCACCACCAACTTGAGTTATCCCTGCTGGTAAAGACAATGTGACAGCATAACCAGGAACAACATTGCCGAAACGGTCCGCAAGGCTTACAGTTACCATATTTCTCTGTTTTCCATCAGCCAATGCATTATTTTGGCTGGCTTCAAACTGAGAGAATGTAACCTGCTGCCGGTCCTCAATAAAGGTGATTTCTTTCTTAACACCTGAGAAATCATGACTATCAGATTTAACACCGATAGTAATCTTACCAGCTCGTTTTGAAGTTACTGTCGCGCTATAGACACCGTCTTTTTCCGTTACAGTCCCAAACTCGACTCCTTCTGCCTGGTTAAGAGCATAAAAGCTCAGAGTGTTATCACCAGTGATTGCATTTCCTTGTGAATCCTTCACTGCCAGTTGTAGATTGATATTGTAACCAACTACCTGTTCTGCTGGTGCAGCGGTTAAAACAGCACTGACCTCAGAATCAGGTTCTGTTGCTGCTGTTTGCTTAATACTGAGAGTAAATGTTTTTCCCTGAACTTTTGCAGTTACACGTACCGTCCCAGCCTGCGAACCAGCAGCCAGAACAGAGCGATATACACCAGCAGAGATTTCCTCTACCGCGCCTAATGACGGAGCAGTTACCGTTTCACGCTGTCGAGCACTATTGCTATCCGCAGTAAATTCCACAGACATTTCAATGTCATCAGCCAGTCCGGTTAATGCCTTACCGTTACTGTCTTTCAGGCTTAATACTATTGGATAAGTGGATTGACCATCAGCAGAGATCGTCGGAGACGAATCCCCATCCAGCGTAAAAGATGAATCCGCTGTCGAGACACCACTATTATTAACGCTGATATTCATAACGGCATAGTTGGAAACATTGCCTCTGTTATCCTGGACTGTGGCTCCAACATTCCACGAATTTACACCTTCGCTTTTATAAGCCGGTAAAGTGATCTGCCATGATGTGCCATTTCCACTGATCTTGCCGCCAGCCGCAGTGAATGCACTATCATTCCACTGTACAGACTTGATACCACCACTAGCATTGTTGATTGTCAGTGTTACAGGGATGATTGATTCCCCCTCCCCCTGAACAGACTCTGGCAAACTGATTTTCAGTGCATGCTTCTTCTTGTACTCCAGAACAATGTTGTTATTTCGTTCAACAAAATCATAACGCCGATTCTGGACTTCTCGCATAACTGCAACATTATCGCTGCTAAGCTGTTCAGCCAGGGAAACGCCCGGGCGATAATTAAACTCAACACCGAAGGTTGTATCGTGAACGTTGCTCTGTCCTTGCTTATGCTGTGCAGAAAACTTAATCAGAGGAACTGGTGTATAAGAAATTCCCCCAGTAACTGCGTAAGGGTTTTCCTGAAGGTTATCGCTTCCAAATAACCCGACATTTTTACCATAATATTTTTCAAACTGAATAGATGCCCCTAATTGCGGATAAGCAGGTAGCCATCCTTCAGCAGAAAAATCCCAGCCATTTGCAGGTCTTTCCAGATAATCATCAATATCCCGACTGTTCTTCCAGTCAGATAGACCAAAATAGGTATTTACACCAAGCCTGAAATAATCCCTCCAGTACTCAACCCCAAAACCTGCACGAGAGTGACTGCGACTTAAATCGTAATCATAAAAAACATTCGCACCCAACATTGCGTTATCAGGAGTGAAATGACGAATCCCCAAACCAATATTGGTCTGATTTCGGTCATCAGTACGATGTAGTGATGTCTGACTGAATAACACATAATCCTGAGTATCCAGCCATGGATATAAAAAGTCGAATGATGAATCCTTCAAGGAAAAAGAATCATCGACATTAAGCTTGATGCGCGCATTGCCATATTGTTGCAACCAGTCGACGACCTCTTTTGTCCCCTGAGTTGATAAAGTATTTACAGCAAAACTACTTGCATTATTATTCGCCAGGCTCTGACCTGCACTTGCTGCAAATGAGGCCACTTTATTTGCATGCTCATCGCTGGCATAAGTTTGCGTAACATCTTTATTACCAGATGATGCAAAACTGTTTGCTGGGATCAAAGAAAGAGAAACTGGAGATAATATCTGGGTAACAATTACCGACCATGTAATCGCGCCAGATGCAGTTTTTTTTAACTTTTTATTCACAGTGGTCATAGTTCAATCAACGTTATGAATATAATGAAAAAAATAACTGGTATGACAAGAGGCGCGAAATATACAGATCGTTACAAAAAAATCAACTCAAAAATAAAATAAAATCTCTGCATAAACTTTATGGCTAAATGATTTCACAACAATGGAAGAGACACTTTGTTACTCACGCAATCAATCATTTCGGGCATAACAACTAGTCCTAGATTATATTCGCTAGGTATACTTTATTTTTAAGCTAATACTTTAGCTCTATTTCATCACTCCTTTCAGCCCGAACTTAGCTTTGATTTCTGCGATCTTCGCCAGCGCCTGAACACGATTTAGAGGTCTACCGCCCATGACAGGAAGTTGTTTTACTGGTTCAGGTATCGCCTCACCACGGTTAATTCGCGCGGTCATACAAGTCAGTTCATCGGCAGCCTTGCGCCGTAATTCCGTATCAGTAAGCGCATTGGCCCGCATATTCTGGTACAGGCTAGTAACCAGCCAGTAGTGCGCGTTTGATTTCCACGGATAAGACTCTGCATCCGGATACAGGCCACGCTTCCGGCAATACTCGTAAACCATATCAACCAGCTCGCTGGCGTTTGGCAGTCCGGCAATAACGGATGCTTCTTCACGGCACCATGCAACAAACTGCCCGGGTGATGGCAGGAATGGTCGATTCTGCCGACGGGCTACGCGCATTCCTGCGTTAACCTGTTCCATTGTGGTGATCCCGTTTTCCCGGAAAGCCAGCACCCACTGGCGGCGAATTTCGTTCAGTTCGTTCTGGTCCCGGTTAGCCAGGCTCGCCGGGAAAGTTGCCAGTAACTGGCTGAACACACCATTGATGATCTGCGCTACCTGTTGTACCTGCGGCTTTTCGTCGTACTGTTCCGGCATATTGTTGGCGATCCGACGCATCTGCTCACGGTCAAAGTTAACCATCTGTGCGGCGATGTTTTTCATAAATCCACCCCGTAAATCCAGTCAGTGTTTGTCAGGTCGAGTTTTGGTTTTCCGGCTGTCACGCCAGCCTGTTGTTTGTTACGGTTGATTTCGAGTTGGGTCCACTTGTCGCGAAGTTTGGCCGGGCTCAGCACGTTACCAGACCAAAAGTTGTCCTGGCATGCCCAGCGGAACAGTACACACATGTCGCGGTGGTTACGTCCGTCACGTTCACGCATCAGGCGGATATCGTTAGCCCACCCTGCAAATTCGGTTTTCTGGCTGATGGCGCGATGGTCTTCACCATGTCAAACATCCACTCTGCGGCAATCAGGTCTTCTGCTGTCCCCCACTTGCTGCCGCTCTGAATTGCAGCATCCGGTTTCACCACAGGAAGATCGTTTTCTGGCTGGTCAGAGGATTCGTCAGAATTCTCGGACGAAAAAGGTTTTATATTGTCTTTTGTTAGTTTGTCTTTTGTGTTTACCTGATTCGGGTAAACGCCTTTACCTGATTTGGGTAAACTTTTCTTACCTGATTCAGGTAAATTTACCTCTTTCAGGTAAACTTTATTTTTCTTACCTGATTCGGGTAATGTTGACCATTCACTGACCACATTATTAATGCCGATATTCCGCCCGCTCTGAATAAAAATCCCACGCTTTACCAGAACGCTTTTTGCAGCAGAACACTTGTGCGGCAATATCCCGGTCAATTCGGAAAGTTGCTCGTTGCTCACCCAATCCAGTCTTTTATTAAAGCCATATGTTTTGCGCATGACAGCCAGGAAGACCAGAAACTGGTGCTGTGTTAATCCGGCCAGCATCACAGCTTCCAGCAACTCATTTGCAATGCGCGTATAACCATCGTCGAGATCTGCCAC